AATATACTATATCACTTCCAACTAACCTTGTCAACTACTGCAATGACTCCATGAGCATAAAAGAAAAGAAGAACCGAACTGATTGCTGCTGATATAATTGTAGCAGTTTTATTATGCCTGTCAATGGCCTTATCAATTAGTTTTTGACACTGCTCTTCTGTAATATAATGCTCAGGTTTTATCTCAGGCATTCGATGGCTCATGTTCAAATACTTTTTCGTTTTCAAATGAAAGCATTTTTTCTAAGTAACGGAGAGAACAGGATTCGAACCTGCGAGGGGTTTTATCCCCCGACCGTTTTCAAGACGGCGACCTCGACCAACCGGACTCTCTCCAAAATAAGTTCTCAACGAACTTCGAAATCCAGACGCTTCACTTTACGTTGGCGTCTTTCCTCCTGAAAAGCAAGGTCTTCATTTGTAAGAACACCAGACTTCTCTTTGGTATGTATAGAGTTTAGCATAACAAGCCTTGATAAGTCAAGTGCTGATATTTTATCTCCACGAATAGTTGCCATATTTGAACATCCACAGGCAACTGTTTTTGTTGGATGTCCTTCTATTTCTCTGTTGCACGATTTGCAACGAATGCGTAAGTTTTCCATTTAAGTATTTATAAAGTGGGAGATACAAGATTTGAACTAGTGACCGTCTGCGTGTAAAGCAGCTGCGCTACCGCTGCGCCAATCTCCCATAATTTTTATAAGAATGTATTAAAAATTACAAATACAAGGTTTATTTAGTTGCCCCAAGAATTTGGGGAAGCGGATACACGGATTTGAACCGAGGATAAAAGTTTGGAAAACTCTTGTGTTGCCACTACACCATATCCGCATTGTGAGAGTGGAAGGTTTCGCATCCTTCTACTGTATCCCTTGTCGGGGTGCCTTACTTTTGGCATCACTCTCGGCACACTTCCTCCACACCAATGAATTATAAGACATAATGTGTATTATGTCAAGAGCCCCATAACAGAATTGAACTGTTCTCTGCAGTTTACAAAACTGCTGCATCACCACAATGCTTATAGGGCAGACTCCCCAGGTAGGGCTTGAACCTACAACATTTCGATTAACAGTCGAACGCATCTACCAATTGAGCTACTGGGGATTATAAGGAACCGAAGTTCCATGGAGAATAGGAGACTCGAACTCCTGACTTCCTACTTGCAAAGCAGACGCACTACCAACTGTGCTAATTCCCCCAAACGGGTTAGGAGGGATTCGAACCCCCGACCAACAAATTAGAAGTTTGTGGCTCTATCCATCTGAGCTACTAACCCATAAAACAACCATACCAGTTATGAGTTTGATTGTCAATGTAGACAGGGAGGGATTTGAACCTTCGGTGCCTATGGTAGCATTATAGAGCAATTTACCCCTTTGGTCAAGTCGTTGCTGCCTTAAGGGCATTCTTTTCTTCGGTGATTTCGGTTCTACGTGCCTTTACAAGTTTAGAAATCTTTTGTAGAGCCTTGCGAGCACGAGTACCTGCAGCATTATTACCAGATACAAATTTTTCGTCTTCTACTTTCCATTCTTCAATAGCATTCAGTAGTTCTTGTGATGATTGTGACATAATAATCTCTGTAAAAAATAAGATATGTTTATATAGTTGTTTTTAAGGAGGGAATAAATCCCCCCTATTTATCAATTACAGTCTAGAATAACAAACCCTAATCTCTCCCCTACTTGGTGATGCAATCGTTGAGAAAGCACCATAAGAAAGATCAAGACTCCTACCACTTACATATGGACCACGATCATTAATCCGTATAACAACAGATTTTCCATTTGATTCATTTGTTACTCTTAGTCTAGTTCCAAATGGAAGATTACGATGTGCGGCTGAGTTACCATAGGCATTAAATCGTTCACCATTAGCAGTTCTTTGACCATCGTAACCGTCACCAATTCCATAATGTGAGGCATAAGAACAGGTCAATGCTTGAGCAGGACTTGGAGCAAGAGCACCAAGACTCATAGCAATGACCGAAAGGGTTTGAATTGTTTTCTTTAAAAGCATTTATTTTAGTAGAATTCGACATCCGTATAGAAGAGGGGTGTACCCAACCTCTCGGCGGGCATCTTCCACGGCTCTAAGTGTCACGTCACAGACTCATTACGACAAAACCCACCTTTTGAGTGGGTTCCTTTGCATTATATGCGATTATTTAGGTTTTGTCAATCCTTTGACTCAAAAGAATATATCTCAATTTCATTATTTTCAGGATCGATCCACTCACAAAATTCTTCAATAATTGCTCTAGCATCATCTTTAGATACACTTTTATCTGCTGCTCGTTCGAGTGACCAATTTCGAACGTATGCAACAATTTCTTCAGTTGTTGTGTTCATAGTAGTCTTTTCGGAAGTATCTGCTGAGAATGTTGCTATTATAATATCTTGGGACTCCGTTGTCAAGGGACTCAGTGAGAACTCCATTGATGAAGAGCTGTTTCGTCTCTTCGAAGTTTGTTTTGCCACCTGTTTTATGTAATGATAAGATAGTTCGACTAAAATTTTCTCTGCCCAATTTGTCAATGTCTTCTTTAAGTTCCGGACAAGACCCATAATATTTTTTCCAATCAGATTCTGATTTTACTTTACGTTTTTTTCCCTTTGGTGTTCTAAATGACCAAAAGTATTTCCTGCCGATGTATTTTCGATTGTTTTGTATATTTGTAATGAGATAGACAAAACCGAAGTTATCGTTAATATTATCAGATAAAAAAGGGACTCCTTCAAAAAACCAGGGGTTTTCATAGTCAATATCTATACTCATCAATTATATTAATGACTTCGTTTAAGTATTTATTAACAAGTTCTTTGGAGTCAATACTTAGTTGGTCATTATATAATTTTGTTATTAATTTTAGCACACGAACTTTTAATTCGTCTTTAGTAATTTGATTCTTCGACATTAAAGTTTAAATCCACTGAATGTATCTTTTTTTACATCTTGCTTAATGCCACCAACCATATATGATTCAACTTCTGTTTCTTGAGGTGCTACCTGAAGACCCTTAGAAGAAATCCAATGCTGAGTCCAAGGAAGTGGATTATTATTTGCAGGAATATCATAAACTGGTTTAAGACCAATTCCTTTCATACGACGGTTTGCAATCCACTCCACATACTGTTGAAGAAGTTTATCATTAAGTCCAATCATACTACCATTTTTGAATAGATGATCTGCCCACTTCTTCTCCTCGTTTACAGCACGATCAAACATCTTATAAACCCACTCCTCTTCTTCTTTTGCAATCTGTTGCATTTCTGGGTCATCACCTTCTCTCCATTTGTTTAGAATGTTTTGAGTAAGTGCTAAGTGTTGGTTTTCGTCTCTTGCGATAAGAGAGATGATCTTAGCTGATCCTTCCATAAGCTTAAGTTCACCAAAGGCGAAACTGCAAGCAAAACTAACGTAGAAGCGAATACCTTCAAGAATATTAACGTTTGCGACTGCTCTGTAGAGTTTTCGTTTAACATCGGTGAGATTCTCCTTGGCGTAGTGAACTCCTTCAAGTCTGTGCTTCCAGGATTCAGAAGTACCATAACTTTGTGCTGATTGAATGAAGTCATCATAAGACTCTGTAACGCTCTCAGCACGTTCTAGAATACGTTGGTCACTAATAATAGTATCAAGGATCTCGGCAGGGTCTGAATATATATTTTTAATGATATAAGTGTATGAACGACTATGGATCATCTCCATAAACTCCCATACAGTCATACATGCTTCCAGTTCAGGAAGAGAACAATAAGGTAAGAATGCCATTCCAGGTCCACGACCCTGAACAGAGTCAAGCATAATCTGATACTTTAGATTAGAAGTATAGATGTGCTTTTGTTCTGGACGAAGTGTTTGATAATCACCACGATCCTTCTGTAGGGAAACCTCTTCAGGTCTCCAAAAATAACTTAATTGTTGAGTTGTGAGTTTCTCAAAAACTGGATACTTATAAGAGTCATATCGTTGAATGCCTAGGGGTTGTCCGAAGAACATTGGTTGTTTTTTAGTATCAACTTGTGCTGTATTAAAAACTGTCATTCCTTTAATTTTTTGACTTTGTTCTTCAGGTTTTATGAATTCGTATTCCATGTTTTTCTCTTTACTATTTGATAGACTCTCACATTAAGTATTTAAGTTTTTACAAATGTTCAGATTGTACAACTTTCACATGCCTCTTCATCCGACTTCATAATATCATTTAGGAGAGATTTAAGTTCCTGTTTTTGGTCTTCAACTACCTCATCTGTTTTGATATCATAAGTGTTTTGATAGTATGCTGTTTTATGCCCCAACTTAAAACAAGTAAGCATATCCTGTGCCATTACGCTAACAGGAACTTCATTGTCGGCATAATTTTCTGGATTATACGACCAGTTTCCAGAAATTGCTTGATCGAAGAATTTCTGCATAACTGCAACAATATGAATATAACCACGATTGCTAGGCATATTCCAAAGGAGCGTATAATTGTTTTTAAGAGTTTGATACTGGGGGACAATCTGCTTAAGAGGTCCCTTCTTTGACTTCTTAATGGACAAGTATCCTCGTGGTGGTTCGATACCATTGGTTGCGTTAGAGACGACTGAGCTGCTCTCTGAAGGCATTTGTGCTGACAGTGTTGAGTGCCTGAGACCGTGCTCCAAGATAGATGCCCTAAGATGCTCCCAATCATGCTGAAGACCTACAGATGAAACTTGATCGACATCCTTTTTATATGTATCAATAGGAAGAATACCATCAGCATACTTAGTGCGACCAAAGTATTCACAATGTCCTTTCTCTTTGGCAAGTTGATTTGATGCTTTAAGAAGGTAATACTGGAAGGACTCAGAAAGACCGTGAACAGCATCCCATGCCCCCTGTGAGTCGTAGTTGAACCCTAGTTTTGCAAGGTAGTGGGCAAGACCAATATAACCGATTCCAAGGGATCTACGACGTTTGGTAAAGTTCTCTGCTGCCTTAACTGGATAATTTTGATAATCAATAATCTCTTCTAGAGCACGAACAGAAAGATTACAAAGTTCTTCAAGTTCCTCATCAGATTTAACTTTACCTACATTGATTGCTGATAGAATACAAGTTGCAATTTCTTGAGGACCGTCATCATCAATATGTTGAATTGGTGTTGTGGGTTCTGTAATTTCCTGTT